GTCCAGGCGGCATAGGTGCCAGCACCCGTGTGGTTCTTGATGTCAGCAACCATCGCCCCCGTGAGAGCGTTGTACGAGACAACATCACCATGCATATGGTTGTTGTTGTCGTAGGCAATGACGATGCTCTGCTGGGTCGTGTAAGCCAGCGCGGTGGCGACCGTGAGGTTCTTCGTGCCGTTGCCGATCAGAAGGCTGGTGGTCGAGTTCGTGGCGTACTTGTCGCCAGTGATGCCCTGGATGCCTTGCGGACCTTGCGGACCCGTGGCTCCGATGGGGCCTTGGGGTCCAGTAGGACCGACAGCACCAGTCGCACCCGTGGCACCAATCGGACCTTGGGGACCAGCAGGACCAGTATTGCCCGTGTCGCCCTTGATGCCTTGAGGACCCTGCGGCCCGGTCGCTCCAGTCGCGCCCGTATTGCCCGTGTCACCCTTCGGACCTTGGATACCTTGCGGTCCTTGGGGGCCAGTCGGTCCGGCAGGACCAGTCGCGCCAACGGGACCAGCGGGACCAACGACCCCCTGCGGGCCTTGCTCACCCTGCTCGCCTTGGACACCTTGGATGCCCTGCACACCTTGGCTACCCTGCGGACCAGCGGGACCAGCGATGCCCTGCGGACCAGTATCCCCGACAGGGCCTTGCTCGCCCTCGGGAATGGTGAAGTTGAGGACGGCGTTGACGGGGGTACCAACATTGACGACCGAGGCATTGGTCCCTGGCGCGCCCGTGGTGGTCGTCCCGACAGTCACCGTAGCGGCGACCACCGGGAGTTGCGGGTCGATGGTGATGCTAGCCGACTCGTTGATGGTGAGGGTGATTGCCATTAGGTAAAGGAGTTCTTCGTCACATTGTTGAGGATGATGACATTGATCGTCTCGGAGTAGATGGCTACGCCGTTGGTGACGAACAGGATGTCCATGAATCCGACCCCCCAATGCCAATCCTGCGTGTTGGCGTAGAACAGGGTGAAGTCGGTCGAACTGGTGACGGTGACGGTGAGGGGATGCTCGTAGCCCCGGGCATCTCGGAGGGTGCAGTACAGGTCAACGCCGTCCAGGTTGGCGGGCGCGCTGGGGCTGGACTGGGTGTAGACCCCCCCAATCGAAAGGGTAGACCCCTTGGTGAAACTAAAGGTCGGAGTTGCCATAGGGCTTTGGAATTAGCCGAGTGTCAAACCAGCCTCAAGGGGGGGTTATGCTGATATAACGGAATGTCAGAAAGGTTCCATAACCGTCCGGAGTGGCCTGTGTAAAGGTGTATGAAACGGGGGGGGTGAGACTAGTGTACACGATAGAGTTAGCCAGAAACTCATTTCCAAGCACGACCTTGCTGGTTGTATTTGGGGGAAGGTAATCTGGCGACCCAATCGTGGGATCGTCAGCCGCCGAGAATGTGTATGTAAAGAACTGAGGCGTTGGGTTGCTAGATACCAAAACAGGAGGGCCGGGTTCCACATAAGAATACACATCTGTGGTTTGTTCAGCCATCAAGGTCATGCTTACACCAATCCACTTGCGGTTGATTACATCATCCTGTGTTACGCCAACACGGAACTTGGGAGTTCTATATACGAAGTAATCACTTCCAACTGAAACAATTCTTTCATCGAACTCATTCAGCCATTGTATCTGTACCGTTCCTCCTACCAATCCAAAAGGAGATAGTGTGCTGTCCTTTCCATAGCCTTCTGTGATGTATCCCTTTACCTCAAGCGGGTAAGAAGGGAAAGATACCTCCCTGTTCGTGTAAGGCCCATATAGACCATCGACTGTTACGCTAGCGTTGCCTACGGCCACGGGGAGTCGCCCTTGGCTCATAGGGCGGGTCGTCTCGTTCATACCCGGTAGAAGAAGTACGAGGCCGTCCCAGGCTCCGTGTACTTGTGACGCTCCGCCCAAAGGCTACCGCTGACAGACTGGTTGATAACCAAATCAACGCCGCCACCAGTAGCGGCGGTCGCCGTCACGATAGCCAAGGTGATGTAACCCTCGGTGTCCGTGTCCGTGGTGGGGTAAGTCTCGACCTTGATTTCGGAGTCTGACTTCGGGAAGAAAGCAGGCGCGGGGTCGGCCTTGCACTTGATGGTGACCACATAGGTGCCAGCCGTGGTCGGAGCCGTAAGCGGCGTGTAGTTCGCCGTCATCAGAGTACCGTTGATGTACGGGATGACATTGTTGACGGTTCCAGGGACGACCCGGATTACCGTCACGCCTTCGACCGTATCGAGGTACACGGCGAATGGAGTTGAGATGGCGTTGAACACAACCTCCTGCGGCGCGTTGAAGGCCACGCCGCCGATTGACGATTGGAACTCAATGCCCTGCGAGAACATCGTGCGGTTCTTGTCGATGCCAGCCCCCATACGGTTGAGCGCGCTGGCGGAAATGACATCGCCCTCGCCAAACGAACCGTACCCCGAGGAGTTGAAACCAGAGATTGATTTCACTATTCGCCGGAGATTACGGGGTAGACATCCTTATCCCAACCACCGAGGCCGGACAGCGTGAGGTCGGCGGTCACCTTGTAGATCGTACCGTACAGTTCGACCGAGCAGTTGGTGACCAAGAAGTTCGGATTGATGCTGGCGAGCCAAGTAGCCGAGTAGTTCATGCCACCCGTATACCCGCCTTGGTTCTGGGGCTTGCCGAGTTTCTTGTACTCGGTCGGCAAAGCGAACTTGGTGCCATTGGTGACCCAACCGACATACGACGACAACTCAAGCGCGGCATCCACGCTGGAGTAGTAAGTCAGTACACGAAGGGTGTTCTGCGGCTTGTAGTACGACCTGATGCCAGCCTTGATGTTGACGCTCGTATCGGTAGAACTTTGGTTCGGCAGGAAGCCGATAAACTGGCAGTTATTGACGATCCCGGAACCAGCAATCTTCGGAGTCCAGGCGGCGCGGTTTGGGTTGATCGTTAGGCTAGGCTCAAAACCACCTGCGGCGGGAGGAGGGCCAGCCAAAGGCTTCTGCGGGCTGGTCGAACCTTCAATGCTGGTGCAATTGATGTTGATGAAGTTCGGGTGCGACTGGATGGACTCCGAGGCGGCGGCGGAGGTCATCTGCACCTGCGGATAGGTGTGACCAAGTTCCGTGTAGGCAGATGCGATGCCGCAGTAGTCGGCCTTGACCGTGATGAACTTGCCCTTGTCCACCGTCATGGTCGCCCGATACAACTTGAGGATGCCGGAGTAGGACGGGTCCGGGTGGCTCGCGCCACGGTAGAAGTGTGCGGCAAAGTCGGTGCGATGCGCGGTCGTGTCGGCCCACTTGAAGGTCACCGAGGACTGGAGCAAGCCGAAGCCATCGCTCTCGATTGTCCAACCCGGCTGTACGGCTTCTGCGGAAAGGTCGTTGCCGTACTTGATGATGGGAGGGGATGGCATATTAGAAACCTAGGTTGGTGAATGTGGTCTGGACGGGCGCGGCATCCTCGACGGTTTGGATTTTCTCGGTGTTCTTCGCCGTCTGCTCGGTGGCGGCGGCGATGCGCTCAAGTGGGGTAAAGGCGATGGCGGAAACGATGTCGCCGCCGCCCATCTGTTGGATGGTGGATGCGCCCTGGGCTTCCGTAAGACCTTGGGGGGTGAGTTTCTTTCCTTGGCTTTCGGTCAGTTCCTTGATGCGCTTATCGTAGAACTTACGGGCTTCATCGCCCATCAGCGATCCAAACTCATCGAAGTAAGCCTTCTGCTGTTCTTTGGTCAGACCCTTGGACATCTGCTTGAAAACATCGTTGGCGTAGTCCGTACCTTGGGTTTCCGGGGAAGATGAAAAAATAGAGTGATACAACGCTAGGATGTCGTTGTTCAATATATCGGTCAATTCTGCGAAGGCATTGCCAATAAATCCGAAAATATTGATGAAACTATTTTCGATGGTTTGACAGAAATTATCCCATGAGTCCGCAAGGTTAGCCAACACCCGTACGGAGTCCTTGTTCGTTCCGACCATAGCCTCCGATGATTTTTTCATCTCAACGCTACCTTGCTTGATAAGGGGGAGCAGTTGCTCGAAAGATGAACCGAACAACTGCACACCGTAATGCATCAGCGTTGCATCATCGGTCCCGGCCTCAAAGGAAGCGGCAAGGGCCATCAGCGCGTCCTTGTAGGTGAATGTACCTTCCTTCAAGTCGGTCAAACCTACGCCCAATTTAGCCATCAGAGCGTTGACTTCGGAACCTTGGATTTTCGCCGCGCCCATGTTCTTGTTGAATTGTGCTACCGAATGGGCCATCGCCTGCGTACTGATGCCAGCCTGCTTGGCTTGAAGTTCAAAGTTCCTCAATTCACCGACAGGGATGCCGGTCGCAACGGAAATATTGCGAAGTTCACGCGCCATCGTGGCGTACTTCATCACGAACTCAAAACCCGCCTGAAGGACAGAGAAGATCATGGAGAACTGACCGTAAGCCCTGCCTAGTGTAGAAAGGAAGCCACCCGCTTCCGCCTTAGCGCCTTTGCCTCCCTTGGAAGCCTCCTTAGTGACATCATTCAAACCCTTTTCCAAAGGCTTGGTGTCTGCTTCAACCGTTACAACTACTTCCGAGTTAGCCATTAGTTCGTGTTCTTGAAGCGGTTGATGATGTTGTCGAAATCGTCCAGCATCGCATCGTCATCGGTCGATACAATCTGGATGTCAGAGCCGTTGTAGATGCCGTGGGAGATGCTCATCCAGACGGCTTCACCTTCCGGCATAGTCCAGGCTTCCTCAAGAGAGCAACCGTTGCGGACATTGTTGGCGACGCAGGCAAGGGTCCACGGGATGTTCTCCTTGTTCTTCTTATCCTGCTTCGACCAGATTTTTGGGTATGAGCAGGACTCAAACATGATGCCGAGTACACGACCTACAGACCGAGCAAGCCTGTCCTTGCTGGCGTTCAACCAAGCAAGGTAGAATTGCTCGCGCAAGGTAATCGGCGCGGATACACGAACCTTATTCAAGGTGGACATAATGCGGACCGCCATGATCACATCAATGGCCTTGAAAGACCTTTTCTGGAAATCGAGGAACGGGGAGTCGATAGTCTCAAGTTGCACCCGGTGGCGGAGGCAGAACGGCATCAACCGTTTCCCGCAGACTTTTACATCCAGCGGGAGAACGGTCGTAGCCTTGAGGTAACGAGCATCCATTCGGGATGCGCGCCTTTTAGGCGATTTCCTGGTACTTGATACCTTTGACGGTGACCTTGCGGTAGTCCTTGTTCACACCCTTGTCGTCAATCGACTTGAGGATGTACTGGACGGTAGCGTAGGTGAACTGGGTGCCGTTCTCGGGAATGGCATCAGCGGCCTTGAGAACACCATCGAGGGTGATCTCCTTCCGGCGGTCATCGAGGTGGTTTGTGATGACCACGCCTTCCTCGTTGGCGACCTCGACATCCAGCGCAAAGGACTGGGAAATGTCGTCGGACTGCACCACCATGTAGGTCACGGAGTCACGAAGCCCGAAGAAAAGGGCAACACCATATTCGATAGGGGCGGGCATAGGAAGTCTTTGGAATTAGCGGGTTGTCAAGGGGCGGGGGGTAGCATCACGAATACCGTGTACTCCAGCAGGTTGCCGTACTTGCGCTGGTGCATACCCTCCTCGTCCTGGTTCACCCAGAGGTCGTACAGGATGCCGTCCGTACCGAGCGTCCAGAGGGCTTTGAGAGCCGCCTTGTCGGACATATAGTTCTGGACGGTCTGGACCCGGGTGCGGTGCTGGTCGAGGGTGTCGTCATCGGCGGACGAGTAGACCCCGATCTCCAGCGTCACCGTGTAGTTGCCATAGGGATTATTACCCAAGGCTTCGGCGGCGCGGCTGGACTTGGCATAGACGGTGATCAATGGGATTACCTTGGTTTCCGGCGTGATGCCCTTGTGGACGGCGACACCCGTGAGGGCGGCGGCGAGGTAGGCTTGGACCTTTTCCTCGACAATGGTACGGGCGGAATAGAACGGGATGCTCATGTTAGATTTGAGTTACATCGAAACCTTGCAGTTTTCGTGTAAGGTCTAGAAGGGTGCCGTGGTTCTTTTTGCCACTCAAAGCCTTCAACATTCTTACGCGCATGGCGTAGCCACGGTGGTTCCAGGCTTTCTGGAATAGGTGCCAGCCTTGTGAATAATCCCTGCCGATGGCGTTGCCGATGCGGACCTTGGGATTAGGGCCAACAAGCATCGGGTCACAGATGGCGTTCTTTGAACCTTGTCCTTCAATCCATTTCGATTGAGGGATTTTTCCAAGTTTCTTCGCCGCCCAGTACCACCCGGCCTTGAGTTTACCTACGCGCTGTTGGGTCTTTTTGATGTATCGCTCGACCATCTTCCAGTCGCGCACATAGAAGTCCGGCTTGCGGTTCTTGCTGACCTTATAATTAGGACCACGGACAAACCTGTGGATGGCACCAATCTGTCCCTCGGACTCATTGAGCATGATGTTGCCTGCGCCAGCCAAGTTGCCGTGGCGTTTTTCCTTGAACAAATCAAAGTCGGCTTGCGTGACCATGCCGCTGGTCTTGAAGGCTTCAAAAAGCCACCCTGGCGAATGGGGGGCTGGCTTGTCAGCCTTCGCCCTCACCCAAGCGTCAAAGATGCCTAGGTTGCCACGCTGGGCCACAAGGCCAGCGGGTGCTTGGTCTAGTGGGGCGAAAATATGGCGGATGTCCCGGTTTACTGCGGCTTGACCCTTGTTCCTTGCCTTCAAACCAAAGCCGCCCTCTCCGCCTTTGGTGATTTGCGGGGCAGACCCGGAGAACGGGGGATAAAGGTCGCAGGCATCACGGGCAAGTAGGCGCGCTTCGTCCTTAACAACTTCAGCCACGGTCTTACGCATGACCTGGCAAAACATACCGACATGGAGAGCATACAGGCTGGCATCCATGCGGACACCCTCTTGTACCGTAATCCTAAAAGCCATTACTGCACCAGCGTCTGCACCTTGCAGATCACCCACGCCGAGGGAGGTCGGTCGGTGACCGTCATGATGCGATACTGCTCTCCGTTGTAGGCGATGATGTTGCCGTGGGCCACCAGCCCCGGGTGGGATACCAGACCAGACCGCAGGAACTTAACATCAAACGAGGTCGAGGAGGTGAAACCGCCCGTCTCCAAGTCCTGCATGATGGCAGGCTGGCTCATCAGCGCGTTGAGGGGGACGGGGGTGCCACCCGGCACATTCTTGACGGTGACCGCCTTCGGGATTTCCCCAAGGATTTCAAGGGCATCGGTCGCCCATTCTGCGGGAAGGTCTGCCATCTGGAATTAGCGGGGTGTCAACCAAAAGGGAGAAGCCCACCTCCTATGGCAAGGAGATGGGCCTCTCGGCATTGTCGCATCGGGGTCGGTGAACCGCCCCCTAAACTGACCGCTGATTAGGCGGTGAAGATGATGCGCTGGAGGGCGTTGGGGTTGCCAACGGAGGTACCCTGGAGCCAGACGGCCTGCATATTGTGGGTACCCATCTGCCAGTTGTAGAAGTAGCGGAGCGCGAAGGTGAAGCCGGACTCGGGGTCGGTCACATTCATCTGTTCGCCACCACCCGTGGTCGGGGCGGCAGGGACTCGGGTGACGATCACCAGACCCTCACGGCAGGAAGCGATGCCGTTCAGACCTTCCGTGGTCGGGGTGCCGAGGCCAGCGAAGCCGTTGAACTCGCTGACGGAGAAGCCGTGGAGTTTCTTGTCGATGGCGTTGTTCTGGATGACATCCGAGACGCCGTACGAGAAGGTCTGGGCAACGGACGGATCCTGCACCAACTGGCCCAGCGCGTCCGGCGAGAGCAGGAGGGCGCGGTCGTTGTGAGGCAGGTTCGCCTTGGTGAGGTTCGTGGCGGCGGCGGCAACGGCCTTGCGGTCGAACAGAGCCTGGGTGCCGTTGTAAGCCTTGGCGGAGAAGTTGGCGTTGGTCACCTTGCCGAGAACGGCCTTGAACAGGGACAACTGGATGGCGTTAGCCATCGGAGCCATGAACAGGCGGCGGAGGCGCTCAAGGGAGAGCGTGGAAGCCTCGAAATCCGTGAAGGCGACATCAACATAGTCGGGTTCTTCAAGGGTGATGGCGACATCGGTCGAGTCGGCGTTGGTCGGGACATAGCCGTTAGCCGGGTTGTACTTCGACGAGGTGAAGGAACCAGCGTAGCGGGTGTGGACCGTGGAGCCGCGCTCGGCGACATAGGAACCGAAGTCGGTGACGGCGATCTTGGTCAGCGGCACGAGTTCGGGGACGAGGGTGCGGAGGCTTTCCTCGGCAACGAGTTGGAGGGTCAAGCCACCAATGGAGTTGGACATATTAGTATTTTACGGGGTTAGAGTGAGGGGGAAATTACTTGAGGCCGGAAGCGCGCAGGATGGCGGGGCGGTTAGCCGTGTAGAAAGCCGAAGCGGCCTTGGCATCCTTCTGCTTGAGGGCGACCCATTCATCGGCAACATCCTGGTCCGACTTGGCGGACACGGCGATATCGGCGGGCGAGACTTCGACCGGGTTCACGCCGACCGAGGCCACGATGTTGGCGGCCTTCTTACCAGCGGACTCATGCGCGGCCTTCGCCTGTTCCAGTTCGGAACGGAGGCTGGCGATGATGGTTTCCGAGGCGGCGAACTTCTCGGTCGCTTCGGTGAACTTGGCGTTCATCTCGATGAGGCTGGCTTCCTTGGAGGCGACCACGCCATCCAGTTCGCTGATCTTGGCGGTGAGGGCAGACACTTCGGCAACCTTGGACTCGACCTCGGTGGTCTTGCCCGTGAACGCCGCTTGGAGGGCGTTGAACCGTTCTTCCAGGGACAGTTTGCTCATTTTGGAATTAGCAGGGTGTCAAGTTAGCCCTTGGTCTTTTCGTCCGTGATGATGGGGTTGCACCCCGGGTCATCGGGCAATTCCTTCTCGCCCTCCTCGTCATCTTCTTCGCCATCGGCCTTCTTTTTCTTCTTCTTGTCGCCCGAGATGGGGGCGGTGCCGTCCTCGTCCTTGCCCTGCTCGGGGGTGACTTCGGCGGAGATTGCCTTGGCGTAGGTGCCGATGTTGCCGACCGAAGGCTCCGCGCCCTCGTAGGCTTCGTAGATTTCCTCGTCAATGTACATGAGCAGGTCATCGAGGGAGTCCTTGATGCCCGTGACCAGCAACTTGGCGGCGGCTTGGCGACCGGACCAGCATTGACCCTGCATATCCTCGACCTTCGCCATCGTGCGGACCGAGGAAACATCCATGATGAACCAGTCGTGCGTTTCCTTCACATCGGCAAGGAACAGGGCTTTCTGCTCGGGGGTCGTTTCGGTGCCGGGGTAGCCAGCGGCCTTCGCCCAGCCAGACTTGAACAACTCGACCTTGTAGCCTTCCATCTCGTACGCCTTGGCTTCGTTGAGGAAGCCCATGAAGCAACCGATGTTGCCCACGATGGACGAGCCGCTGACCCAGACCTCATCGCATTGCGAGAGGAGCCAGAAACCGCCGGAGCAAGCCTGCTTGCAGGTCCAGCCGATGGTGCGCTTCTTGCACTTGCGGATACGCTTGGCGAGTTCGGGGACACCCGTCACCGTACCGCCAGGGGAGTCCACATCGAAGATGATGACCTTGATGTTGTCGTCACGCTCGGCGTCCTCCAGCATCTCCTCGATATCCTCGACATCGCAGGAACCAGTCATCTTGTCGATTTCGCTGATTCCGCAACCGATGACACCCTTCACGGGGATCACGGCAAGGCCAGCGTTCTTCGCCATCTTGGGGCGCGGCCCGAAGATGAGTTCAAGCGTATCCTCGATGTCCGAATTGGCTTGGATGGCGGTAGGGTCGAACTGGGCAACCCGTTCAAGGTGAGACTTGGCCTTGTAGGACTCGATGAGCATCGGAGTCCCGTTGTGGTAGGCGGCGTGAAGGTTATTCATCGGAAGGTTCGTTCAGAGGGTCGGGGCCAACATTGGGGTCGTCCGGGTCGGCTTCGATCTTCGCGCCGTCATCCATCGCCGCCTTCTCCTTCTCGTCATCGCTCTGATAGGCGGCATCGACATCGGAGGGAGCCACATTCTCGGGCATGATGGCGGAGGAAACCTGGAGGCCGAACTCCTCGGCAAGTTGCTTAAAGTGGGCCTTCTCGGCGAACAGTTCACGGGCGACCGCCTTCGGGTCGTTGCCCATCTCCAGTTGGTGCTGGGTCCAAGACTTGAGGCCAGCCTTGATGTCGGCGCGGTTGGCGATGGCATCGCGCCCGGTGTCCACGGTGACACGGCGGGGGGTCGTCCATTGGACTCGGTGCCAGTAGTCGTTGGCGGGCAGGATGCCGTCCTTGATGGCGTTGCCGATGACATAGCCCCAGACCGGGGTGAGGAACCGCTGGATGAGGATGGACTGGCGGTGCTGGAACTTGCGGTCGGCCTTGGCGATGATGAGGCGAACGGACGCACCGCCAATCTTGGTCGGGTCGTAGGTGAACTCGTAGGGCAGGAAGCCCGAGAGCGAGTCACGGATGAGGTGGTCGATGAAGCCCGTGAACGCTTGGTTCGGGCGGGACGACTCAAAGGACTCCAACTTCTCGCCAGGGGCAAGGGACAGGATTTTGCCGCCGATGAAGGTCGAGGCTTCGTTGGGGTCCGTCAGCCCGTTGTTGCCGTAATCCTGCGGACGCATCCCGAAGGCTTCAAAGTCAGACTGCGAGCCGTCGAACTGCGGGTTCTCACGGGTGATCGTGCGGGTGATGTCCGAACTGGTCTTAACCGCCAACTTCTCCAGCGACAAGATTTCCATCATGTCGATGATGTTGTTGATGCTGTGCTGAAGGGGGCTGTAAGCGCGCGCGCCAGAGGCTAGTTCCGGCTCGTATAGGTGCAGGACGGCGTTGGCGGGAACCTGTCGGCTGGAGCCGTCCGAACGCAAGATGTTGTAGTAGACCGGCGCACCGTAGGGGCCGAACATGATGCCGTCCACCATGCCGGGGGGCGGCGCGCCAGAGGCGGCGTTGCCGACACGGTGCGACTCGATGACCTGCAACTTGGGCGCACCACCTGGACCACGGGTCTTGACGATGAAGCACTCGCCATCTCGGTCCATCAGACGGCAGACGATGTGCTGGAGTTCAAAGAGCGAGTAGCGTCCCGTGATGTCGGTGTTCTTCTCCGCCCATTCACGGAAGTAGGCTTCGGCGGCATCGTCCCAAACCTCGTCGCCGGACTCCGCCTGCGGCTTGATCCCAGAGCCGACCGAGTACAATGCCATGTCCCCAATCGCCTGTCGGATGAGGCCCGCATTGAGTTCCAAGTACCGCATCCTGCGGGTCGTCTCCATGCGGTCGAACACCGTCATGGTTTTCTTGAAGTCCTGGGGCCAGGACGACCAAATCCAAGAACGCTTGTTGCTGAACTTGGCGGACTCGAAATTGCTGAAGATGCCCGGCCCCGCGCTCGCCTGCTTCTTCGGCGTGAAGTCCCCAGCCTTCGGAAGCGTGGGCTTCTCGGCGCGGACTACGGGCGTTTTCTTCTTCTTGCGGGGGGCGTTGCTCATTACATCGAACGGAAGTTGTTAAGGCCGTTGTAGACACGAACCTTATCGACCTGCCCATACTTCTGGGGGTCTTTCAGTTGCAGGGCGTAACGGGCCTCAAGCATCACCGTCTGGATGTCGATGGGCCAACCTTTCACCACGGAGGTACCCGAGTCGGTGTACTCCATCATGGTCTTGCCCTCTTTCAGCAGGGCGACGGCGCGCGCAACGATGTCCTCGATGTCGGCAATCGACAAAATCGTGAAAATACCAGTTGCTCGCGCCATTTGGAATTAGCCCGATGTAAAGAGAGGGGTCGGCGGTTCACACCTTGCGCCACCAGAGCCACCAATGACACCCCATGCGCGTGAACCGCCGACTGGTAGGGAACCTACCCGTGAGGTGGGGCAGGTCAAGCGGTTTCTGCTTCGACCGCAGGTTTCTCCTCCGCCACCGTCGCCCCCTTGTTCTTACCCTTGCCGATGATCTTCGACATCATGGCGAATAGGATGCCTTGAACTTCACAGTCCCACAGGTGGTTAGCCCGGTCACCGATGGGTACCCAGATGGGGGTTCCGGCGTTGTTCTTGGTCCGATGCTCGGACTGCATCTGCTTGCGGTACTCGTCCCCGAAGTCCTCGGGGTAGGTGTGCGCCCCGGCCCTGCGTAGGCGGGCAAGGGCATCCTTGAACACTAGGTTGGAGTACAGGAACAGTTTGCAGGACTGCGCGCCGACTTGGATCACCTTTGCCCGAGAGTAGGGACGGTAGGCGACCTTGATGCCGTAAGGGGTCTGGATACGCCAGGCAAACTCGTTCTGTCCCGCGCCCTTGGTGGCGTTCCATCCATACTTGGCGCACAGGCGATACACGGCATCAGTATTCGGACCGTCACCCGAGTCCAGAAAGACGAAGAAGTTAGATACCTCATGCTTGAGTTGGAAAGCCCGCAGATCGTCCTCGGTGGCGAGGAACGCCCACTCCTTGCCACGGGACTTGCCATCGGTCGCCCAACTGCGGCAGACGGCGTAGTAGCCGTTGCGTTGCACATCGACATTGAGCGAGCGTAGCCAGGCGAACTGCTTGGACTTGCGGTGGTCGTCCGTGATGGGTGCGGGCATCAACTTGCCGTCCACCATCGCCGCCTCATCGTTCCACGGGTCAGCCATCTTGTAGCCGCTGGGCATGACCTCGCCGCCGTCCTCGTCCGGGTTCTCGACCCACGACACGGCGAGCCGCTTCTGCTTGAACTCGATGCGGGCCGTATCGTCCCCGTGTTCATCGTAGGCGCGCTTGGCGTTGATGGCTTCTTCCGCAAGGTCGCCCCACGACAAGCCCCATTGGGCGCACAGCGAGTTCCAATGGAAGCCGACCACACCCTTCGGTGCGGACGGGTTCATCGGCACATACTCGGCCTTGAGGTTCATCTCCTGCCGGACGGCGAAAGAGTCATCGTGCATCTGACCGCACGACTTACAGCGGTACTTGATGCCCTTCTTGACCTTCTCGATTTCCCAGCCTCCGCCGCCCTTGGCATCCTCGGGGTAGATCAACTGCTCCCACTCGTAAGCCTGGAGCGTGTGGCACGACAGGCAACGGAACATCCATTCACGGCGGTCGGAGGTGTTCCAGAGGTTCGTGATGTCATCGCCTTCGACCCCGCCCTGCGAGATGAACACGGACTTGCCGTTCCAAGTGAAGGCGGTGCGGCGACGCTGGGCTTCGCCAAGGTGACCCTTCTTCCACGACCACACTTCGTCCCCGCCGAGGAAGCGGATGGAACGGCGTTGCAGGTTTCGCTTGTTGTCGGCACCCAGCACCCACATCGTGCATCGCTGGAACTGGTGGGTATGCCAGTTGGACTTCTCCGTCTGGCTCATCTTGGCTTGCGCGGCTGGCGTAGCCTCCCAAATTGGCTTGAGGCGGTTCGCCTGCCAGTCCTTGGCGTTCAAGTCCACATCCTGCAAGAGCAGGGCCGGACCGGGTGTGCGGGCGGCGATGTAGGCGGACCAGAGTTCCAGCAGGGTGGACTTGCCCATCTGGACGGCACCAAAGACCACGATGGTGTGTATCTCGGGATCGGTCATCGCCCGCAGGATGGGCGACAGGTACGGCGTGGACTCGACCCTAAACGCACCTGGCATCGGCCCCGGCATATTCTTCACATTGGACTCCAGCCAGTCCACGATGTCCCCGTCTGGGTCTGGGGCCAGCAACGCTCGCAGGTGCGACTCGTAGAGGTCAGCCGTCTGGTCGCTCACAGTCCGCACATACCCTCGCACTCGGATTTGAAGTCGAAGTCAATCTGACCGCAATCTGGATCGGAGTCGAAATCCACCTCATCCAGCGGCTTGCAGGACTTGTGCAGATAAACCTCAATACGCAAACCTCCAGGGTTCTCATTTTGAAGCCTGCGATATGTCTTGTCGAACTCGACAGCCTTGGCAAAATGTTCTGGATCTTCTTTCTTTAGTCTACGCCATTCATCATCATCATGGAATGGGCAATAGTAACAGGCAGACCTAGGAGGTTCTGGGTAACCATTTTTAACCATCCAATCTTTACAATGAGTACGGGTCATCCGTTTTTCAATCAAAGGCCAGCGGTGTTGCGTCCAAGCGTTACTCGGTAGTTTCATCCGTTGCATCTCATCATAGGAAATGCCAATCCATTGAGTAACGGTTACATCTTTCTGACCATGCTTAATCTGGCAACGCTTTCTGATTTCCTTCAAAATTGGAGCCACCTTAAAGTCAGCAGTACAAGCACGACCCAACGCAGGGCGAACTTCTCCGCTTGGTGTTAGTCCATAAACAGGGATGTTCGTTCGAAGGTAAGTCATGGGTGCTTCGGAATACTTGCACTTTTCTTTAATCCTAATCTTCAAGATGCTTTCCGTTAGGCTACCCTTGGTCACACGGATCACGGGGAACGGCAACTGCGTCTCCAGCCAGTCGAGCCACTTGTAGACGCTCGTTGGTTCGGCCTGTGTGTCGGCAAACACGGCAAAGTCCGGCATAGGGCCAACTTCTCCTTTAGCCGCCATCAAAGCGAGCGCGGAAGATTGCACACCAGCACCTAGGTTCAGTACGGTGTATTTTGTGGGGGGGGGTGGCTCGAAATAACTCATTCTTCGGTATCATCGACCTCCTCGGTAGTGCCGTCAACCTCAATTGGGTCGGCCTCGGGCATCTTGACCTCCTCCTCGGACTCCGCCACCGCCTCGCTCACACGGGACAGGATGCGGGTGATCTCCTCATCGATGGCCTTCAACGCGCGCCCCGGGTGGTCTGGGTTCGCCCTCGATGCCACCTTGGTCCCGAGTTGGGTCAACTCGTTGCGGAGGTTGGTCAGTATCTTGCCGAAACGCTCGATGGCGGTCTGGGTGCGGATGAACTCACGGCTGGCGATCTGGCGCGCGTGGAGTTCCTTCTCCATCGTGATGAGCGTCTTTACCAGTTTGTCATAGGTCGAGTAGGACTTGCTGGCATCGGGCGAGTCGTTGGCGAGGTCGTCTAGGTACTTGCGGTGGGCCAGAGCCTTCAGTTCGCGCTGACGCTCGACCGTCTCGTTGAAGTCCCTGTCGCTGGTGACCCCGGCCTGCGACCCTCCACGGACGGCGCGCCTCGACATGACCCAAGACTCCGCCGCCTCGATGGAGTCGATGGGCATCCCTTGGGTGATGTAGGCGTTGACGAGTTGCTTGGAGATGCCAAGCCGTCCGGCGATGTCGATGGGTCGTGGGCGTTCGCTCATTTCTTCTTCTTCAGCCTCGCGCAAGCGTGTTCGGATTTCATGTACACCGAGGGCGGCAACCCGAGTTTCCGCTGGATGGTCTTGACCCGCAGGCTCACCGCCGCCCGAGTCAGATCGTGTTCCTTCGCCAAGGCCGTCATGCGCGGCTGACCGGGCATCCCGATGGCGATGAGGATGCAGGTCGCCTGCAAGCGGTTCTCGGGATGGTCGCTGTCCCCCAGCACCGACAGTATCTTGGAGATGATGTCCAACACCTCGTCCTTGGTGTAGTTGCGGTCGGTCATGTGCGGCGTTGACGGCAAGTAGTAATCCTCGGGGCGATACTCCCGCCGCTGTATCGAGTCCACATTGTAGCCACGAGGCCCATGCGTGTTCTGCATCCGTCCATCGTTGTCATAAGATGTCTCGTTGTCCGAGTCCACATAGCGGTAGGCCAAGCCCACTCCGCTGGACTCGGGGTTCTCGGGGTCGAAGCCAGTCTCCAGCATCTTCGCCCTCTGCTCGGCGGTGCATCGCTTCCACCAGGCGGCGTAGATCGCCCGCATCTCGGACTTCGCGCTCATAGGTTCTCCAGCATCTCCTCCACCTTGACCGCCACCGTCAGCATCACGCTCGCCTCCTTGACCAGCAGAGCCGCCACCTCGGTGTCGGGTATCTGGCAAGCGCGGAAGATGTTCCGGCTGGCGACACGCCGCAACTCCATGATGTCTTTCTCAAGACCTTCGGGAACGAAGTCGCTGTGGTTGTCGATGACCAATGTATCCACAGTCATGCCGACAACCTGTATCCAGTCAACAGGTCAAACGCTGTGCCGGACGAAGTACAGGTTGTCGTCAGTCTGCCCGACCATCCCACGCCGCTGTGCCGCCTTCACCGTGGCCCAAGCCGTCTTGCGATCCAGCGTCTCGCCGTAAGTCTCGCGCCACAGCAGGGCCAGAGTATCCCGCAACTCAAACGGGCGCATCGGCTCGGTCGGCATCATGTCGAAGATTGCCTGGATGAGCCGACCCCTCTCCGCCGCCTTGCCCTCGCGCGCCGCACACATCCGTGTGATGTGTTCACGCAGACGCTCCGGGTGCTTTTTCCACATCGTCTGCCAGTAGGTCGGCTTGCTGTTGAAATCTCTCCGCCCACGCTTGCGGCGCGGCGCGTTCGGCTGATCGGCTTCGTGGTGGCTCATCGGCTGATGTTGCATAAGGGTCACCCTTAATGGCAAGCCCTAAAAGGCGTAAAGCCAATTAAGGGTGAAACCCTTATTATATTTACTATTGTTATCCCTTTAGGGATACAGTAAATATATTCGTGTCTACTGTCATGGATACTGTCGTGGATATAGTCATGACTATGGCGTTACAGTAGACACAACCTTGATTGCCCTAGATTTTGGTCTTTTTACTCCCCGGTATTCATCGGGGTCGGAGGGCTAAAGCCCCCCCCTTGAAAAAACCCCTAAATAGATGTCTTATTCGGGGGTAGGAGTGGGGAAAAGTGGGGTAAACCAGCGGTTTTCCCAGGTTCGACCGCTTCGGAACATGACCAAAAAGGTATGATTTAAAAATATAAGCGTAAAAAAATTGTCAAAATCCCTTAACATGACCTGTTTGCCTATGTTAAACCGGCCCGTCAAAAATCGGTGAAACCCCATCGAGACGAGCGCGCCCAGATCGCTGGCCTGGTGGTCTGCTGGTGGTGCAGGATGGGGTGGCCTCTAGCAGAGGCAGACGATGGGCATGGCCTTGGCCTCTAGGAGAGGCCAGGAGGCAGGATGGGAGGCAGGACGAGGGAAGGCCAGCACCGGAGGCAGGAGGCCATCCTAGAGGCCAGCAGGAGGCGAGAGGCCAGAGGAGGCCAGCCAGAGGCAGAGGCAGGAGGCAGAGGCCAGCGCGCCCACTAGAGAGGCAGAGGCCACCGGAGGCGACCAGAGGCCAAAGGCAGGCCATCTTGGGCAGGCCATGCTGGTGATCGCCTGGAGGCCATCCTAGACCACCAGAAAGGCCTCTGTAAACTTCGTCCAGAATGTGCTTGTGCTGGTCGCCTGGCCTGTCATGGTGGTGATGCACCAAGCATAACCCACCACCAAACGACCACCACCATGATCATCGAATCCATCAACGACCAGGACAACATCGAGCGCGCCATGCGAGACATCAATGTCATCGCCAAGGCCATCGCCTCTCTGAAGCGATCCAAGACTCTCGCCAAGAAAATCAAAGGCGCGCTGGCCTCCGGTCGCATCGATGACGACAAGGCGAACGACCTGCTGTCTCGCCTCCATTCCTCGATGACCAACGACCTGCTCATCATCCAGGAACGAGGCCTTGGCCTTGGCGAAGGCGATCTTGGTTGCGACCATGAATCGAGCGCGGTCGTTCTCGCCCAGGACATCATCAACAAGGCCTCGAAATAATCCTTGTAAACTCCCAACACATCCTCCACATTCACCAGCGCACCACCAAACCAAGCACCATCATGACCACCACCAGCACCAAGCAGACCAAGCAGATCAAGGCCAAGCGCATCGAATCGCTCCAGGCGATGGAGGCCACCATCGAGGCCAAGATCAACGCCATTCGCGCCCAGAACAATGGCGAAGGCTGGCACAAGCACAAGGACGAGGCCAAGGCCAAGGCCTGGGCGATCTTGGTCGATGATCTCCTGTTCGTCTCAAACAACATCCACAACGCCAGCATCGGTTTTGTCGATGTGGAGTCTGTTCGCCAGCGCGTCCTGCGCTCCCTCTGAACCATCGCCCATCCTTCCTCACATCCACCACATCAACCACCAAACCAAGCACCACCATGCCCATCCTCATCAACTACGACCTGTTCAAGACCAAAGACAATGTTCTCAAGACTCGCATCGAGCGCGCTCAGACCATCGATCGCCTCCTCTGCGAATTGGAGGCCATCACCATCAAGATCAACAAAGGAGAAGCCAGCCAGGACGACATCGATCGCTCCGATGCCATCGCCAACAAATATCTGGTGAATGCGACCGAGTCCTTTCGTCTCCACATGGAGGGTTCTGGTTCGCTCGTTCATGCTTATCGCAACGCCAATGCCACGACCATCCAGACGATCGCCTTGGATTTCCTCCGGACGATCCAAATGGTCAAACCCTACAAGGCCTAATTTTTCCACCACCACCACCACCACCACCACCACCACCATGACCATCAACGAACAGAAGCGCATCCTGCGCGAACAGGTGATCGCTTTCATCGAACACCAGCGAAAGGCGACTATGGCGCTCGTTTGCATCAACGAAATCTGCCTCCTGGAGAACGATGGCAACCCCTTGCCTCGTTCGATCCAAGGCGAATCCATGCTCCGCCATTGGACGACCATCGATTCCCTTGGCCTCTCTCCTGCCTTTGAGGAGAACGAGTTTTCCCATGCCATCGAGGATGCTCAACAGGCGATCAACGCCAATGGCTACATCGTCTAATTTCACCACCATGCAGACCATCAAAGAAATCGCCTTGGCCTTGATCATCCTGGTCGTTGGCTACTCGTTCGCCATCCTCCTCCTTTCTCTCTGATTCCAACCATCATGAAAGAAAACTCCAACGACCTGTTCCGGCGCGCCGATATCGTTCGCTTCAATCGAGAGGCGAATGATCGCGCTCCGACAAAATGGTTTTCCTCCCTTCCTGCCAAACGCCAGGCCTCCATCAATCGCTCCCTTGATCGCCATTGGAGGAAACTCCAGCGCATGGCAATCCAAGCGCAGAAAAGGGAGGCCAAGGCCTCTCGCCTCCTCTCTCTCTGAAACCTTCCACCACCAACACCATGAGCAAACACCAAACCATCAAGATGCCCAATGGCATCTCTGTATGCATCGAAACCAGCACAGTCCATGTGAACCCCTTCGCCTTCAACGAATGGCCTTGGTCTGGCAAGCGCTGGCCTAACAAGACCAGCACGAACCAAACCTATCTGTTCGCCTTTGAGGATGTGTCTCTCGATCTGGTCGATATCTCGACCGACAAAGGCGACAAGGCGAACCATGACGAGGCGATGATTTCTGCGATGGCGACCGATTGCCAGACCATCCTCAATGCTTGCTTGGAGGGTTGTGGTTTCGCGCTCCAGGCGATGCTGTCGTCTCGTCCTTACGAGGCAGAGGCCAAGGCCAAGGATGCTGGCTGGCGTTCCGGTGAAAACTCCGCGCATTGGATCGCCCAAGAATCGTTCGGAGGCAGGACGCGCGACCGAGACATTGTTCCGAACTCCAAGCGATTCTTGACCATGCTGGATGATTGCGATCCAGAATTGTACGATGGCCTTCCCTTCTCGCCTCTCTCTGGCGAGTACGCAGGCGATGTGCTTCCGATGGATGTGATGATGGACGCGCTCGATCTGAATGGCAATTCTCTCGATTCGATGCGCGATGCGATGGAATCGCTCGACATGATGGACGCATGGAGCGATTTCGAGAATACCCTCTGCACGATCTACGAGGATGCCCACCGGGAGAGGATGATTGATGTCCTGGCCTCGACCGCCAAGGGAATTGTGGACAACGACAACGAGCAGAAGGCCAATTCCTAATTTTCCAACCATGACCACCAACAAAGGCCTCCGGGCCAAATTGATCGCCAATGTGAAGGCCACCAAATCGAAATTGGAGAAGGCAGAGAATGCAATTCCTCCGATTCCGAAAAAGGACCTGCACGATCTGCGAGAAGCAGTCTATTGGGCGGAACGAGAATTGAACGAATATTTCCCTACCATGACCAACACCAGCCAAATCAAGAAGGACTGCCAGAGATATCTTGGCAATCGAGGAATCAACGAGGAGATCAAGCGATGTGCGTACTACGATGGCGTCTGGTTCATCGTTTTCGCCAGCGCGCCGGAGGATGTGGAGGTTTCCAAGGAATCCTCTTGCTACGAATGTTGGGACATCATTCCGGCCAAGGATTTCGCCTGGAGTCTCTCCTCTTACAAAGCGATCAAACATGGCCTTTGAAAAATACAAACCCACCAACGAGGAGAAGATGGCCTCTGCGTCTCTCGCCATGACAGAGGAGAAGGCCAGCGCGATCATCGCTGGTTTCCTTTCGCTCGTTCGTGGTCGTTCGCTCGTTCGCCTGGATTTCCGAGATTACAAAGAGAGGGAATCCTATCTGCACGACAGGAACATCATTCGCAGGCAAACCTTGGCGTTCGATAAGGCCTGGCGAGAAATCGCTTGGCGCAACAAGCACGATCTCGCCTGCGCGTTGATCGTTGCCTCTCGCCATGCGTTCTCTGGTCGCATCGAGTACAACCATGAGCGCGCCTCCTGGTCGTATTGCGCTGGGCAATATCCTCCGACCGAGATTCGCCTTGCTGGTCAACAAGTAGCCAAGAGCGCCCAACGCATCCTCTCGCAGTAGCACCGGAGCAAACGACCGTCATTCCGACCTGCCAACAGGCCACCGTCACAACGGTGGCCTTTCTTGTTTCCCCTCTTGAACCATCGTCCTGCCATTCTGCGACCAGCCAGCGCGCTGGCCTTGCCTTGCCTCGACCGGAGCGCGATCTGCCTCCAGGCGACCAGCCAGAGGCCAGCGATGGCCTGCCCATTCCCCTTCCCCTTTCGTCTTTGCCTCTCTCCTGCCTCTCTGTCGCCTCTGGAGGCCTCTGGCCTATCCAGACCACCAGCCAGCCAGCCAAGGCCAGCCAGAGGCCATCCTAGGCCATTCCTGCGGTCGATGCGGTCGAGGCCATGCCCAGATGCCAGCCAGCACCGGAGGAGGCCAGCCAGCCCCAGCGCGCTCCAGGCGATCCAGCCAGCCAGCACCGGAGGCGACCGCCAGGAGGCCACCAGGCGACCACCAAGAGGCCACCAGGCGACCAGCAGGCGATCGAGGCCAGCCAGCAGACGACCGCGCCAGAGGAGGCGACCAGAATATGGTTGTAAAAACCCTGTGAAAAATCGAAACTTGACCTGGCGACCCCGGATTAAACATGGTTGTAAAAAACCTGTGAAAAATCCTTATTGCAAGTTTTTTGCATTAAGAAAAACGCGATTTTTCGGGATTTTTTCGGGATTTTCATATCGAGGGGGGGGGAGGGGGGGGTACGGGCGGATTTTTTCCTAATAGGTAAAAAAGTTTTTAAATCGCGCTAACCTCCGCATTTTTGCGTAGATTATGATCGGTTAATCTACGCAAGTTACCGTTCGGGAATATTATACGCCAAACTTGGCGTTTTTGTGTCAAAAGTTACCGTTCGGGAATGTTGGTTTGAACCGCATGGACATTGGCTATAATGATGTTTTTCGGGTGCGTTTCTGACTAATCTAAAGCGTCAAGTATGACTGGTCTAAAATATTGCGACCCTCTTTTTTTGGAAAAAGACATTTCCCCCCCGGGGGATTTTTATCCTTGCTTGTGTGCGTAGCGGGGGCAGAGTGCTGGCCTATGACCCAAGCACTAGCCACCCTTGCCTTGACCCTTGCCGCCATGACCCCGCCCGACCGAGAGAAGGCGGAGTTCGTGGTGTTCACGAACTGCGTTGCCACCGTGGAGTCCGGGCTGGACTACGAGGCGGTGGGTGACCGTGGCGCGGCGGTGGGTGCGTGGCAGATGCACACGATTGCGTGGATCACGGCGAACCAATGGCGCAAGGCCAACGGGATGCCGACCTTGAGCCGCGCCCAATGGAAGAACAAGATTGTCCAGCGGGCGATGGCTACGGCGTACCTGTCGTGGTGCAAGGAGACTTTGGTGAAGGAGGGCATCGCCAAGCCCACGCACGAACAAATCTACATGATGTTCGCCTGGGGCTACACGAACTTCAAGGAGTCCGGGTTCGACATGGGCAAGGCTCCCGTGGCGAAGCGTGATGCGGCGGCGCGCGTGGTGAACATCTACAACGAGTTGACCAAGTGAAGAACTTTTCAGTCCTAATTCTGGCGGTGCTTTTGGTCGGCTGTCGTTGGGAGAAATCCAAGACCCCCGAACTGAACAACGACAAGTACCGCATCACCCTATATTTTGAGCATAGGGTAGATTATGTTTGGACTACTCCACACCGCCCTTGTACTGACCTTTATGGTTATGTTTTCACGCTTGCTGACGGGCGTGAAATGCGAGTCTCTGGTCAAGTAATCATCGAGCAAATCAAGTGACACTATGATGTATGTAAGATACACAAGGGTTCCGGCATTGACCAAGGAACAAGCGAAGGACTTGGCCCTTTGCGGCGAAGCGGCTAAACGCTTGATTGCTTCCGACGATGAGGCCAAGCGGATTGCCAAGGAAAAGAAGGAAGCCGAGGAAGCGGCCTTCTTTAGTGCTGGCTTTGAAGAATTGAAGAAGCGTTTTCCCAAGCCCCAATCCAAGTGAAATACCACAAGTTCAAGTTGTACCGTGGTAACACCCGCAAGTTCACGGAACTGAACAGTCTTAATTGGACGATTAGAAAGAACTTTGAACCAAGCGGCTGGCTGGAATACACCGAACTTGAATTGAGCGTGCGCCGCAAGTCCCTAGAGAACCTGCGTAAGTTGAAGATTGATTTTGGGGACAGCGTGGTGTTCAAACGCAAGCGTTATTACATCAAGCAGGTGGACGAATGTTCTTGCGGAGAGGACAACTTCTATTCCAGCATTGTGTGCATCCGATACCCTTCCCTAACCGCATGAAAAACTACCTCTGCATCGACCCGGGTGCCAACGGCGGCTGGGTGTTCTCGCCCCACCATGAGATCGCCACCACGGGCGACATCGAGGAACTGGTTGACCAGCACTTTCCGCTGAACACCACGGTGGTCATCGAGAATGTGCCGCCGTTCACGGGTCGGCTCATCCCGTCCAGCGCGGCCTTCAAGTTGGGCAAGTCCTGCGGCTGGCTGGAGGGCTTCTTCCAGGGCAAGGGGTACAGCATCGTGCTGGTGCGTCCGCAGGCGTGGCAGGCCACGATGGGGGTCGGCACGAAGGGCAAGGCCACCACGACCGAATGGAAGAACAAGTTGAAGCAGGAAGCCCAGCGGCGGTTCCCCCTCAACACTATCACGCTCAAGACGGCTGACGCTTTTTGCTTGCTCGCCCACGCGCGCCAGCACAACCTCTGATTTTCGCCACCTATGGAACTCACCATCATCCCCGATACGAACTATGTCATCCTGCCGGATGGCACCGTCGCCCGCAAACTCACGCCGACCCCGAAGAAGGACGGCAAGTACTGGTTCCTCCATGTCGGAACGCCGCCCAAGGTCGTGCGCTTCACCGACAAGGAGATTGCCGACATCGAGCAGGTCAAGAAGAAGATCGCCTTGAACTCCGCTGGCCTCGCCTAACTTTCCCACCATGAGCCACCAAGCCAACCAGCCCGAACCGGGCGAGGTCATCCCCCTCGCTCCCATGAACACCCACGAACTGTCGAGCCTCGCCGTCTACGACCGCATCAGCGACCCGATGCAGGCCATCAAGACGCTGGGTGCCGCCATCTTCAAGTCCGGCATCTTCGGCGTGGACAAGCCGGAGATCGGGGAAGTCCTCGCCATGCAATGCCTGGCGGAACGCAAGTCGCCGCTGGAACTGGCGCGCACCTACCATTTCATCGAGGGCAAACTCGCCATCAAGTCGGATGCCCTGCTCGCCAAGTTCCAGATGGCTGGCGGTACGGTCGTGTGGACCACGCGCACCGACACGCTCGTTGTGGCTACATTCACGAACAAGGGGTCGTCCGCCGAGATTACCGCATCCTTCGATGACTACGCCAAGAAGGGCATCGTCTTTGGCAAGGACGGTAAGACGGTGAAGGACAACTGGAAGAAGTGGCCCAAGCAGATGCTGACGGCGCGCGCCATCTCGGAAGGTGTCCGTCTGGTCGCCCCGGAGTGTTCCTTCATCACGGTCGAGGAACTGGGCGGCATCCAGTCGAGGGTCATCGAGGTGTCGAACTCCCTTGAGGACATCATCCCCGAGTTCCAGCGCGAAGCCGCCGTCCGGGTTCTCCGCAAGGTCGGTCACTTGACTGACGCGCAGGGCTGGGCAGACATTCCCGATACCCTTTCCGCCACGCTGTCGCACCCGAAGCGGTCGCAGGCTTTCGCCGCCGCCGTCAAAGCCGAATACGAGGCCACCATCTAATGACCATCACCATCGAACCCAAGGAACTTGAGCATATGCTCATCTTCCTGTCCTTCACGGTCGCCGTAATCGGCCTCTGCTACATCACCTACCTTTTCCACCAGAACAACAAATGAGCCACCAAGCATACAACGAAACGAAGGCACTCAACTACTCGGGTGCCAAGGAAATCCTCAAGTCCCCGCTGGCCTACCAAGCCTGGCTGAAGGCGGAGCGCGAAGAAACCCCGGCCCTCAAGTTGGGTCGGCTCGTCCACCTCGCCTCGCTGGAACCCCATGTGTTCGACAAGCAGGTGCGGCTGGCTCCCACTTGGGATGCCCGCACGACCGAAGGCAAGGCCATCAAGAAGGCGTTTCTCGCCACGCTCAAGGAGGGCGAGGAGTACCTCGACCAAGAGGAGATGGATGAGGTCATGTCGATTGCCGAAGGCGCGCAGGCTGGCATCGAGACGATTGCCTCGATGTATCCCGATGCCGTCCGGTTGAAGGAACACATCGTGACGGGCAAGCATGAGGGGGCGAACATCAAGGGTCGCCCCGACCTCATCCTGCACCATGCGGACGGCGGCGCGATCATCGACATCAAGACCACGATGGACGCTGGTGCGGAGTCCTTCGCCAAGGATGTCGCCAAGTACAAGTACAACCTCCAGGCGGCGTTCTACCTGCACATGACGGGGGCCAAGCGGTTCTTCTTCGTGGCGGTCGAGAAGAAGGCTCCGTTCGATTGGGCGGTGTACGAACTCGATGCCGAAGCCTTGGAGTCCGGCAAGCGGATGATGACGAGTGCCTGCTTGACCTACCGTGAGTGTTCGCTGTACAACAACTGGCCCGGATACTCCAAGACTATCCAGACCATCACGCTCCCGAAGTGGGCGTTCTACAACGAGGAGTCCTAATTTCCCCCCAACCCAGAAAAACACATGAGCATCAAATCGTTCAATCCCAACGCCGCTTCTGCCCAGAAGTGGATCACGGCGGCTGGCAACTACGAGGTCACGGTCCGTGGTTTCGAGGCCAAGTACACCAAGAACGCCGACTACTACGCCAAGTTCACCTTCGTGACGGCGGAGGGCGAAGCGACCACGGGCATCATCTACGCCAAGCCGGACCGCAACGGCAACCACATCGGCCTGGAGTCCTTCATGGCGGCTACCGCCACGGATGCCGAGGTGCAGGAGTATGTGGGCGCGGGCGAGATCACCGTGGACGAGGCGTTCTTGGAGAAGGTGGCTAACCGGGCCAAGGGTCGTGGGCTGGTGGTAAAGGTGACGGCGCGCGAGTACGAGAAGGACGGGCAGAAGAAGGTGGCGTATGAAGCCTCGTTTTTCAACCGCCTGCCGAACGGTCCCGGCCCGTTTTAAGGGCTTTTCCTAGGGTCGTTGACGGGGGGCAGGTAGCCCCCCTTTTTTGTGCTTGTGCTGTCCGCTGGTGGGTGTAAGGTCTTTAACGAAGCCACCAACATGACTAAACACATCATCACCCGTCCGCAGACCGCCAAGGTCACGCTGGACTGCACCGCCGAAGCCTACATGAAGATCGTCCGCTTGGACGAGTCCTTCATCGGGACTTACAACTACATGGGTCACGCCTTCTTCTGGGCGACCGAGTACAAGCACGAACTCCGTGGCTTGAGCATCAACGAACGCCGCGCCGTCCACCATATGTGGATGGAAATTGGCTTGGATGTCGAAGATGTTTCTGAACTCCACGCCGAAAGCCTCCACGACTTCCTCAACCGATGAACATCCACGACCTGCTCTGGGCTTATCTCACCGCCATCCGTTGCCCGGTGGCTACCAAGGCTTGGCTTGCCGAAGCCAACCGCATCCTGTCCCTTCACGGGATGGAACGCCAGTCGGACGCTCTGTCCGCCCAGCGTCTGCTGAAGAACATCACCAAGCACTACCTGTTCCTGCTCTGATGAACCTCCGCAACTACCAAGAAGAAGCCGTCACCTCCGCCTGCTCGCATCTGGCGAAGGGCATCAACCCCCTCGTCATCGCCCCCACGGGCGCGGGCAAGACCGTCATCGCCAGCGAGATCATGCGCCGCTGGCAAATCGACAACCCGGGCAAGCCCTGCTACTTCGTGGCCCACCGCATGGAGTTGCTCGACCAGGCGGAACGCACCATGCAGAAGTTCGGCGTGGTCGGCAAGGTGCTGTCGGTGTTCACCCGTGAGTTCGCTGGCATTACCGCCGAGGAACGCCGCACCGCGCTGGTCGTGTTCGATGAAGCCCACCATGCGGTCGCCTCGTCTTGGGCTAGGTTCTCCGAAGCCTTCACGGGTCCGAAGGTCGCCGTGACCGCCACGCCGGACCGCATGGACCGCCAGAAGTTGGAGGAGGTCGGCTTTGTGCAGGCGTACGAAATCGCCATCCGCACCCTCATCGAGCAGGGTCACCTCGTCAAGCCGCTGGCGTACAAGATGCCCGTTGAGTTGTCCGGCATCCTCATGCGCGGCTATGACGAGCCGATGGAAGCCATCGCTGACAGCATCGTTGAGGAAATGAAGCGTTGGGATCGCAAGAAGGCCATCGCCTTCCTGCCCGATGTGGAGTCCTCCGAGAAGTTGGTCGGCCTGCTGAACCAGCGCGGTTGCCGTTCCGCCCATGTGGACGGCTCGACCCACGACTATATGCGGAGCCATGCCATCGAGTCCTACAAGACGGGCGAGTTGAAGGTGCTGTGCAATGTCAACCTGTTCACGGAGGGCTTCGATGCCCCCGAGACTGATTGCGTCATCCTGCTCCGCCCCACCCAGTCCCGCGCGCTCTGGGTCCAGATGATTGGGCGCGGCCTGCGGACGGCACCTGGCAAGGCTGATTGCCTCATCCTCGACCCCATGTGGGTGTCGGGCGAAAACGCCTTCCAGCCTGCGGATGCCTTCACGGTGTTCCCGGGTGCCAAGGCTGGGGTCAAGGAAGGCGGCTGTTGCCCGATGGATGTGGCGGAGGTCTGCGACCGGGATGCCGAGCAAAAGATGATTGACCGCATCGCCAAGGAGGAACGCCGCCAGCAGGCCAAGGATGCCCGTGAACGGGGTTTGATTGACCTGTCCGTGGCTTGTGCCTGCTTCGGGTTCGTCCTGCCTCCTGCGGGCAAGGACGAGGCTCCGATGATCCCGGCGCAGAAGGCTGAACTGGAACGGTTCAAGGTCTATGCGGTCGAGGTGACGGGTAGCCAGGCTTCGTGGATGATCGGGCGGTTGCAGGCGCGGGAGCGTCTGGGGCTGGCTACGGTGAAGCAGGTCCGCAAGTTGCGTCAGTTCGGCATCGCTGGTGCCTTGAAGATGTCGGTGGGGCAGGCTTCGGCGGCGATTTCGGCTGACTGGCGGATGGCTGGCAAAAAGCCCTTTACAATCCGCCGCTGATAGGTAGACCTTTCATTATGAGCCACATGAGCATGGACGAGATGATTGAGGTGTTGGCGCGGTATCGGTACAACGCCAAGCACGATGCTGATCGCATCAAGGCGTTGGAGGATGAGTTGTCCCGGTTGCGGGCCTCGTCCTTCGTGACGGCTGTGCCTGGCGATGAGTATGATAAGGTCAAGGCGGAGAACGCCCGCCTCAAGGCCGATGTCGAGGAAATCAGAAAACTTATCGATAAGCGTATGGCTCCACTTCCTGGACGAACCACGCTTGAGGAAGTTGAAAGGATTTGCTCCGCACATTTGTTGATGGGAATAACAATTGATAAGATTGGAAATCTAAACATCTTTCTTGAGGACAGGGTAGAGAGGCTGACCAAGGCTGGGGATGAAATGCACGAACAGGCGAACAACACATTCCAGCCCCACAGCCTAAGATTGGCGATGGAGGCGTGGGAAACCGCCAAGAAGGGAGGACAGCCGTGAGCAACCTTGGTCAACATGATGGCGATGGCATCCGCTACGCCATGCACCTGTCAGCCCCGAAGGGCGGAAGCGCGCAGATGCTTCGTGATCCCGCAGGGGGCTGGGTGTCGTGGGATGACTACGCCCGCCTCAAGGCCGAGGTCGAGAAGTGGGAAAAGAACACGCAACTTATGGGCAGACAACTCAATGATGAACTTGAGCAAGTCGCCCGCCTCAAGGCCGAGGTCGAGCGGGTTGGAGCGGAAAACTCCCACCTCCATAAGGGCATTTATTCTCTGTCGCTTAATGTTGGTCAACTAAAGGACGAGGTCGAGCGGCTGACCAAGGCGAAGGAGGCATTTAAAGATGCAATCGCAGTAAAGATTGCAAGGCTTATTGAAGCAGGGGACACGATGGCGATGACCTTGCATTACGAAGGGGATGGCTACGCCCTCAATAATTGGAATGCCGCCAAGGAGGGCAAGCAGCCGTGAGCGACCAACAACGCTTCAACATGGTCGCCAAGAACCACGGCGAGCATTTCTATTGCACCATGATGCTCGACCCCAACGGTGCCTATGTCCTCAATAGCGACTATGAAGAACTCAAGGCCCGCCTTGCCCATGTCAGCCAAGAGTTGCTGGCTATCCGAATGAATGTCATGCAGGACAAAGTTCTTTGCTCGGCCTTCTTCGAAACCGCCAAGGAACGACTCAAGGGAGGCCAGCCGTGATGCCCGATCATCCCATGAAGCGGAAGGCCATCGAGAACGCCCACCGCGCCCGTGAACTCAAGGATGCCGGGGATGCCCTCGGTCGCCAGGTTCTCATCCTCTTGTTCAAGGGTCAAGGCACCCTCGACCTAGCCAACGCCTACGACCGCTGGCGCGATGTATCCATCGGCAAACCCAATTTCCACCCTAAGAAAAAATGAGTACCCAATACCCTATCCACGGCTCCCTAGCCACCGCCGAATACTCCGCCACCGTCAACGAGCGCGCCAAGTCCCTCGGGATGCCCGTCGAGAAAGTTCTGGCCCTTATGAATGTCGGCTACGGCACCCCCCCGGTGGATGAGAACTACTTTGACCGGGTAGCCAACAACCCCAACCGCAACCTGTTCAAGACCCAGAACTCCCAGACCTGGTATGTGGCTTGGGTTATTGACGGGAAGAAACAGTTCCGCAAGTTGTCCAAGGACATCGAGGAAGCCCGCCGTATGCGGGATGCCCTGTTCCTCGAAATCGGATACAAGCCGCGCACCAAATGAAGCCCCCCCTAGCCCTTGAAGCCTACCGTGATAAAGTCCCCCGCCACGCCCTGTTCGCCGTCTACGAGAACGGCAAGGTCGAGAACCCCGAGTTCGTTGCCGACCATTGGGAAGGCGGCAACTGGTTCTGCTGGGATCACCGACTGTGGAAGTGGATGTCCGAAGTCTACCCCCACATCAAGCACAAGCCCATCCACTTCTGGCAACTCCATGACAAACAGTTCACCCGGTTTTTCCCATCCGCCCTCCCACCCGTTCCTAAAACCCGATAGGGTCAAGGGCAAGCGGTACACGCAAGGCATCGCCCTGCTCCGCCGGGTGCTGGGGCAGGGGGTCGCCCGCAACATCCATGTCTCGTTCAGTCCGCAGGAGGCCGTTGCCATCCTGCTGGCGGTCGATGAGGCATCGCCCCGCAAGCACCGCACCGTCCCCGAGTACCAGCACAAGGTGGTCAAGAAGTTGCGCGCATGAACATCGTGTCCCCCTGGCGGCGGTTCATGGCGGTGGGTTGCTCCCACGGCATCTACGCCGACCCCTTGGCGGTCGAGGCGGTGCTTCGGTTTCGGGAACAGTACCGCCCGCATGAGGTGATCCACCTCGGGGACTTCACGGATATGTCGCCCTTCATGGGCGGCTCAAGTGGGGAGGGGGATGCCATCAAGCCGGACCTCATGGGGGGCATCGATTTTCTCAACAACCTCCAATGCACCACGGTGCTGTGCGGGAACCATGAGGCGCGCCTGTGGCGTGACCGCAACAGCAACAACGAACTGCGGGCGATGGCGGCGGAGACGAGCATCGAGGCCATCGAAGCCGCCTGCCTCAAACTACACGCCAACCTCATCCCCTACACCGGGGTCTGGCAGGCTTACAAGTTGGCGAACTACACCTTCACCCACGGGACGATCTACAACGAGAACTCGGCCCGGGACATGGCGGGGGTCTATGGAAATGTCATCTTCGCCCACACGCACAAGGCGAGCATCCAGGCGGGTCGCACCTTCACGCCTTCGCTGGGCATCTCGGTGGGGACGCTGACCCGCCGGGGGGCTATGGAATACGCCAACACGCGCATCAGTACGCTGGCATGGTCGCAGGGCTTCGTGTACGGCGAGTACAACGAGTTGTCCCTGCACCCGAAACTGCACATCCACGATTTCTCTGACACATGGAAACTACCGCTGTAAAAGCCCAGCGTCTGCTGGAGGAGATTGCCAACCTTCGCAATCGGACGAAGCAGGAGCCGCCCGCCGGGTATCTGGATGTGGCTGGCTGGGCAAAGCACTTCGGTTTGCAGAGGTCGCAGACTAGGCGGCATTTGAACCAGTTGGTCAAGGCCGGGAAACTGAAGTCGGTGCGTCTGCGGCGCGAGGTGAAGGGTCGGATCACGATGATAACCTTTTACGGTTGACGGCGTGGTTGGTGCGGGCAAAGTCCGCCTCGCCACCATGACCATCCAAGACCGCATCACGGGTGCGAGGGCTTACCTCGCCAAACTGCCGCCCGCCAACTCCGGGCAGGGCGGACACCCCGCCACCTACCGCGCCGCCAGCATCCTCGCCAACGGGTTCGACCTCGGCTACGATGATGCCTGGATGCTTCTCAACGAGTGGAACAAGTCCCATTGTTCACCGCCGTGGGGCGAGAAGGAACTCCGCCACAAGTTGAACGATGCCTTCGTCAAGCCGCATGAGAAGCCGAAGGGCTGGCTCACCGCTGGGAAGGAACGCAAGGTGGGGGCCAACGGTCGCTTCGTGTTCGACCCCACGGTGCTGGCGCAGATGGTTGACAACCAGACTCCGTACTCGACCGCCGATGTCCTGCTCAACTGCTTCAAGGACGAGGATGTGATCTGCATCACCAACGAGGCGGGGCAGTCCGAGGATGGTCGCTATTTCCCCGCCTCCAAGGGCATCTTCATCACGCGCGCCGAGTGGCTGACCAAGTTCTTCGGCCCCGGTGCCAAGCAGGGCAAGCACTTTGCCGAGTCAGAGCAGGGGGCTTGGATACGCATCAACCCGTTCGCCAAGGATGACTTCACGGGTACGGACTCCGCCGTGGCCTCGTATCGCCATGTGCTGGTCGAGTTCGATAAGAAGTCCAAGGACGAGCAGATTGGCATCTTCCAGCAGTCCAACCTGCCCATCAGCCTGCTGGTGGACTCCGGCGGCAAGTCCATCCACGCCTGGGTGCGGGTCGATGCCGCCGACAAGACCCAATGGGAGGAACGCCGCAACACCATCTACGAATACCTAGCCGACCATGAACCCGACCCGCAGAACAAGAACCCGTCCCGATGGTCCCGCCTTGGCGGGGTCAAGCGTGGCGAGAAAGAGCAACGCATCATCGCCTTCAATGTCGGCGCGGAGGACTGGGATGCCTTCATCGCTTGGCGGGAGGGGCAGGATGCTCCCGATGAAATCCGTACAGACACGCTTGAGACATACGACACGAAGAACGACCCGAACCATGTCATTGGTCATGGTCGGTACCTTTGCCGAGGTGGAAGCCTTCTTGTCACGGGCCAGTCTGGAATTGGAAAGTCATCGTTCGTCATGCAGATGGCAACTTCGTGGGCGGTGGGACGGGAGTTGTTCGGCATCCCTGTCATCCGACCTCTCCGCATCGGCGTGGTCCAAGCGGAGTGCGATATGGGCGACCTTGCGGAGGCTTTTCAAGGAGTGTCGAGTGGGATGATGCTGACGGGCGAGGAGCGCGCACTGTGCCGGGAGAACCTGCGGTTCTTCACCGAGGCGAGCAAGACGGGCAAGGACTTCGTGGACCTGTGCCGCAAGATCATCGTGCGGCTCAAACTTGATGTTCTGGTGGCGGACCCGTTGCTCTCGTATGTGGGGGGTGACCTATCCAAGCAGGATGTCTGCTCCCACTTCCTGCGTAACCTCGTCCAGCCCGTCCTCCAGGAGACGGGGTGCATCATGGTGTTCATCCACCACGAAGGTAAGCCGAAGCCCAAGGAGACGACCGATGAGCAGACGATTTCCGACATGGCATATAGCGGCCTTGGGAGTTCGGAACTCGTAAACTGGGCGCGCGCCATCATCAGCGTCCGGCGCGAGTCCAAGGACAAGCCCATCTTCTCGTTCAACTTGACCAAGCGCGGCAAGTTGGCTGGGATGCGGACGGTGGACGGCAAGCCTACGCTGTCGCTCAAGTTGAAACACGCCGACCACAAGGTGCTGTGGGAGGTCGCCCCGATGGTCGAGGGCTTTGAGTTGCTGAAGGTGGGCCAGCAGTATGCCCACTTCTCGTCCAAGCCCACGATCAGCCGGAAAGCCCTGCTGGAAGAACTGACCAAGGAATATAACTTGCAATTGGACCAGGCGGAGGCTCTCATAAAGGGCATGGTCACCAACGGCATCCTCAAGCCGAAGAAGATCGGCCCCGCGCTGTTCTACCAAGGCACCAAAGCCGAATGAGCATCAAGGGACAACTTCATGTTAGGCCGATTGAGTATCGGCAGGCTATGGATGTAATCGTGAAGAACCATTATCTTCACCGGGAATGTTCATGCTCCGCAAGTTTTGGTCTTTTCACGAATGAACAGACCAATGACGATTTTTTCCAACAAGGCCGGATTGTCGGTGTAATCGTATTTGGCAAACCATCGTCATACACGCTTTGCAACGGTATTTGCGGAGAAGATGAGAGCAAGAATGTCGTTGAGTTCAATAGGTTGTGGGTGGATGACTCCATGCCAAAGAACACAGAAAGTTTCTTCGTAGGACAGGCGTTGAAACAATGCCCGTTTGAAATCATCGTTTCTTTCGCAGACTCCGAGCAGGGCCACATTGGATACATCTACCAAGCAACCAATTGGCTTTACACGGGCATCAGCCCGAAGATGAAATACTTTAGGCCGAAGAACCAATCCGACAATTCCGGGGGTACAGTATACCGAAGGAGGGAACGGATGACCAAACAGGAAATCATAGATCAGTTTGGGGAGGACATGGTTGAGGAGTATTTCAGCAGTATGAAATACAGGTACATTTACTTTAACTGTTCCAAGTCTAGGAAGAAGGTACTAATGAACAAACTGAAGTATCCCGTCTTGCCTTACCCAAAGAACCAAGGCACCAAAGCCGAATAACCTTCCGCCACTAGGCAGTTCACAACCGAGCCGTTTGCCACTCGGTCTTATTAACCCACCACGATGTTATAACCCCACAGAGCCACACCGACAACGCCCTCTAGGATGCCCTAGGGGGCTTTTTGTTTGAACACCTTGACCAGCACCGCCACCAGAACGCCGAAGCACCCCAGAGCCAAAGCCCAGCCGAAATCCCGGATGGTCTGCAAGGCGACCGTTGCGGTGGACAACTGACGCTCAAGGTTGGCATCGTCCGACTTCAGTTCCTTGCCCCCGTCCACGATGATGAGGGCCATCGTCTGCGAGTTGCCGAAGGCGGACAAAACCGTATCGCAAATCCATGCGGAACCCAGCGCGCTCATCCCGGCGGCGACCGTGAGGATTGTCACCGCCCAGAGCAGGTTGGTATCAACGCTTCCTTTTGGCTGGTCGCTTTGCATTGGGTTTCTTGGTGATACCTGCGGCCTTCTCTACCTTTTTCAGTTCGCCCGACAACCTGGCTTTCACGGCGGACTCCGCCCAAGCGATGATGTGGAGGGCCATGTAGCCCGACAGCCCGTTCAACGCCCAGAGCATCTTCTTGTTCTGGACATAGCCCTCTAGCGCGAAGCCCGAGAGGACGGCGACCGCCATAGCCGCAAACAGGTTGGCACACACCTTGCCGATGGACAGTTTCTCGTCCGTGAGGATGATCTTAACCGCCATGCCCATCATGCCGAGGAGTCCGGCGATGCCCGCCTGCTTGACCTCTGGGCTGATGTCATCCGGGCCGATGGATGCAGGGGGAGGGGGGGTCATTTGCGGCGGTACCCCTGCTTCCAGAGGTTGTCGGCAATGAGGGTGGCGGCGGCGGCTACCTTGCCTTCGGGCATCTGGGGGAAGGCCACATGGAGGAACTCATGGACCATCGTATCAATCATCTCGTCCTCGGGCTGGCGGGGGTCGATGCTCACCACCCCCGTCTTTGTGTCCAACTCCCCGAAGTTGGTCGAATTGCGGGTCGTAGGGGGGTTATCCCCGAGTTCCTCAAACACCACCTTGATCGTTCGGCTCTTTGGCATCGGGGATGGGGTCTGGGCAAGCCGTAGCGGGCTTTGCCGTCTTAAAGGCATACCAGATACCTCCCACGATGCAAACGCCGCCTAGCGAGGCAAGGGAGGGCAGGAACCAAGGGGTTTCAACTAGGGAGGGGAAGGCCAGCAGGCTGGCGGACCCGGCGGCACAGGCGGCGGCACCTAGGAACTGCCGGAGCCAGGCGAGGGCTACGGCGGCGAGGGCTAGGCAAGCCCCGATGCCCGCGCAGGTCCAAGTGACCACATCCTTCTTGGCTTGGGCAATCTCCGCCTTGAGCGCGGTGATCTGCTTATTGGCGTTGTCGAGAGCCTGCTTGTTCTTGAGGGCTTCGGCTTCGGCCTTGGCGAAGTTGCTGTCGATGACCGCCAGCAGTTTGCGACCCGCATCCTCGGCGCGCTTGTATTCCTCTGGGTTATTGCGGGCGACCCGGTTCCGCACATAGTCGATGTGGGTCTGGTCGGGCTTGGGGAGGTAGGCGGCGGCTACCCCGAGTTCGGCTTTGACGATGGTGGGCTTGTCCGAGTTCTCGGAGGCCACGGCGATGCTGGCGGCGACCCGCTGGTCGGCCTTGTCAATCTGCGTCCCGAGGGTCCCGAGGTCGGCGGTCGGAGTACCCGTCCCCTGCGTGTCGGCGGTCGGGGTGCAGGCCGTGAAGCCGAACAGGGTAATTACCAAAATACGATGCATCGTAAATTGGTTACTTACCCTTGAGCGCGGCGAGGAGTTCCTTGCCCTTATCTTCCGTGGTCTTGATCTTGGCGGCGTTGTTGCGGAAGAACAGGACACCGCAGGCGAACCCGGCGGCGAAGGACAGGACGATGGCGATGAGGTAGAGCATGAGATTAGACGACAACCCAAGAGTCAGAGGATACCTTCACCAGATTGGCGACATACGCGCCGTTGCTGGTCAAGAAGGTCACGCTGTTGGTATTGGCGTTGTTGATGGAGGGGCCAGCCATGCCGTAGTCAGCAGGGGATACGGTGATGTAAGAGCAGTTGTTCATCACCAAGCGAACCGTGGTTCCAATCGGGAAGTTCACCGTGGCATCGGTCGGGATGTAGACCGTCACATAGTTTTGCCCAAACAGGTAGACGATGTTTTCGGCGTCACCGATAGCCAGCGTATAGGGGAAAGTGTAAACCCCGTTGACGGTCGTAGCAGGTACGCTGGTGAGGAAGCCAGAGGGATTGCCAACCAGCGGGTAGTAGTTCGACCCGAGGTAAATCATGAGGTCAGTCTGGTCCGTCACCGTCCCATTGATGAAACCCCAATTGACCGTACCGACAGGGGTCGTGTTGGCATCCCAAGCACCATCCTTGCGGACATACGGCGTACCATCAATCGGGGCTTCGCCGATGTAGCCCAAGCCCGTGATGTAACTAACGAGGTCGGTCTGGTCAGTCACCGTCCCGGTGATCCCGCCCCAAACAGCCGAACCTCCAGCGGCGACCCACTCCGTATTGTAATCGGTCGAGTCAATCTTCGCCAAGACCATCCCCGCGCTACCGCCGACAGGAACGCCAACGCCAGCCGTACCCTGCGGACCAGTCTCGCCTTGGATGCCCTGCTCGCCTTGGATGCCTTGCTCACCCTGGATGCCTTGGTCACCCTGCGGGCCTTGGATGCCCTGCGGACCCTGCGGACCCGTATCACCAGTCAAACCAATCGGACCTTGCGCGCCCGTATCACCAGTAGCCCCCGTGGGACCAGCAGGCCCCGTAGCACCCGTGGCACCAGTCGCACCAGTCGCACCAGTCGGGCCTTGGATACCCTGCGGACCTTGAGGGCCAGCGGGACCGATGGCACCCGTGGCACCAGTCGCGCCCGTGGCACCCGTAGCCCCAGTCGGACCAGCGGGGCCTTGCGGACCAGTCGGACCAGCCGGACCAGTAGCCCCCGTGAGTCCAATCGGACCCTGCGGACCTTCGATGCCAGCCGCGCCTTCAAGGTTTACCGTCCAGGCGGCATAGGTGCCAGCACCCGTGTGGTTCTTGATGTCGGCAACCATCGCCCCCGTGAGAGCGTTGTACGAGACAACATCACCATGCATATGGTTGCTGTTGTCGTAGGCGATGACGATGCTCTGCTGGGTCGTGTAAGCCAGCGCGGTGGCGACCGTGAGGGACTTCGTGCCGTTGCCGATCAGAAGGCTGGTGGTCGAGGTCGTGGCGTACTTGTCGCCCGTGATGCCTTGGATGCCCTGCGGACCTTGCGGACCCGTGGCTCCGATGGGGCCTTGGGGACCAGTAGGACCGACAGCACCAGTCGCACCCGTAGAACCAATCGGGCCTTGGGGACCAGCAGGGCCAGTATTGCCCGTGTCGCCCTTGATGCCTTGCGGACCCTGCGGCCCGGTCGCTCCAGTCGCGCCCGTATTGCCCGTGTCGCCCTTCGGACCTTGGATACCTTGCGGACCTTGGGGGCCAGTCGGTCCGGCAGGACCAGTCGCGCCAACGGGACCAGCGGGACCAACCACGCCTTGGTCGCCCTTCACACCCTGCTCGCCTTGGACACCTTGGATGCCCTGCACACCT